AAGCTCTAACGATTCCATCGATTGGTATATGGTCAGAACTGCCTTTAGCAAGATGCCTAGCGTCAGCAATCCAGCCGTCAGACTTCCTATCGCGATCAGGATAATCGTCATCGATTTGCTCCCGAAGTTGAATACCTGCTGCACATAATTTGGCCATAATCTATAAAGATTGTTCCAGCCAGCTTAGGCTATCTTCATCCCAATACCATCTGCCCTCTATGGGCATTGGTGTTGGCGCTTGCCAATCAAAGTTCTCATTTAGCGACCAAGATGGATAAGGCTGTGGCAATATAAATACATCATTGACGGCATCATAGGTATAGCCTATGCCAGCATATTGCTTGCGTATGTTGTTATTGTATGAAGTGCGCTTACAAGTTTGACCTCTAAAATTGCCATACCAAGTTTCTGTGTCTAAGCCTTCAATAAGTTCATTTTCATCAATGCCTGTAATAACTTCAGTAACTAAATTGTTTCCATCTAAAAATGCGTAATGTGCCATTATGACCAACTCACATTTCCTGTGCCAGCAGTAATCGTTGCGCGTTTAAAACCGCCACTTGCAGCACTTTCAGTCCCAGTTACTCCAGCGCCAAAGGTTATTGTCCGAGTATCTGGATATTTAATAATTACAACACCGCTTCCGCCTGCTCTGCCAGAACTAGAACCTGTAGGACTATTGCTGTTATTTCCACCACCACCGCCGCCACCAGTATTTGCAGTTCCAGCAACTGGATTATTTCCGTCTAAAGCGCCTGCACCGCCCCCACCAGCGCCACCTGCTCCAGCAGCTCCTTCGTAGCTTCCACCGCCACCGCCGCCAGCATAAGTTACTGAAGATCCTGTAATTGAATTGGCTGTTCCTGCGCCACCTGCGCCACCAGTTGCACCGCCGCCTGTTCCAGCATTACCACCAACCGCAGATGCACCGCCACCGCCGCCTGAAGCACCAGAATTACCATTGTTTCCACCATTATTACCTTCGGATGGTGAATAGCTACCTGCGTTTCCTGTTCCGCCATTGGCAGCACCTTGCGCACCTCTTGCAGCGCCACCGCCAGATCCACCATTATTTCCAGAATTATTATTTGAAGCGCCGCCTCCGCCACCGCCTGTTGAAGATGAAGTATTAAATGTGGAATTACTTCCGTTACTTCCTCTAGCAGTAGTAGGGCCATCACCGCCAGCGCCGCCAGCTCCTACTGTTACTGAATAATTAGTTCCAGTTAAAATAGATAGCGCAGTAAAGTTTCTGTAACCACCAGCTCCGCCGCCACCGCCAGTGTTTCCACCGCCGCCAGCGCCGCCAGCAACCACTAAATAATCAATATCAAATGCAACTGAACGCGGATAATTTTGAGAAGCAATAATCCCGAGTAAACTCATTAGGCAATATCTCCTACAACATACCAAGTATCGGTTGCGACCTTGATGCAAGAAGCGGCTGAGAACTGCGCTCTTAACTTAGGAGTTGTGGCAGTAGCTCCTGTTGATGAGATTGTAGTAGTGCCTGAAGTAACTGCCTTAATTGTGGTCTGACCTGCACCGATTTGAATAACATTGATAACTGTGCCAATTGGAAATGCAACGCTGGCATTCGTTGGAATCTGGAAATCATTAGCACCAGCAACGGACATAGTTACTAATTTGAAGGCATCGCCTAATACAACTGTATAAGTGGCAGTCTGAGCGTTTAGTTGTAAATTAACGCCAAGAGCCCATTCAGGAGCAGTTGCACCAGAATTGACGCGAAGCAATTGACCATTAGATCCAATAGCTAATCTAGCCTTTGCGGTGCTGCTGGTGTAGTAATCAATATCTCCAGCAGTAGTTCCTGGACTTAAAGACTTAACTGAAGTATCAATTGAGCTTCCAAGTGTTCTAATGGCTAAAGCGCCATCCTTGACTAGATCCGTATCGTCTGGGGTTTCCCAGTTGTAATTTGTTGTATTGGCCATTAGCTAATAACTCCTATCGCATCTTGCCATTCTAAGGTATTAAGCACACTATTCCAGCTTTCTGCTGCATTGACCTGAGCCCATTGTTGAGCAAAGGCCGAGAACTCTGTTGGGGTAGCCAAGAAGGTAACTGATAGGCCCGAGACTGAGGCGTTGAAAGTCCAGCCCTCGATAAAGCCAGTAAATTCGCCACCTAGGATATTAAGGGGCAGGTTGGTAATTCTGACTGGCATACCCATAAATATATTTAGCAGGGCATTTCTATCAGCGTCATCAATCTCGGGCGATTGAAGGGCAAAGGTAATCGATTGGAAGGTATTTCTAGGCCAAGCCCTTAGACCAATAAGGCGATCTGCTACATCCTCAACATCAGCCGCGTTCTTTAGATAGCTATTGAATTGCTCGGCAAATAGGCCATATTCGGCTTGGGAGTCTAAATCTTGAGCAGTATAGGAGTTATTGAAATTGTTGCCATAGTCCATAATTATCTTATTGCTCAAATCGCCTTGGCGCTGAATTACGCCAATGCCTGAAGCGATGGCGTGAGAAGCGTCTAAGTCTGTGTAGCCGTTGGCTATTAAATAATCTTGGCGATGGCTGGCATCGGCATAGTTAATATTGCCATTGGCATCTTCATACATATAACCAAGGGCCGAGCTAGCAATTTGATTGATGATTGGGTAGATGACGCTATCTGTAATTTGACGACTGACCATTGTATATTCGCCAGCGTCAATCTCGCCAAGTCCAACATCTCCCGCATCAGACCAAATCTCGGTAGCAGGTTGGTAAGTTGCCCAAGTTTCGGCTGGTGGCAATTCATTCCAACTGGCTAGCAATAAATCATCTAGCAAGTCTGTAATCTGCGCGCCGTCTAAACCTTCGGCTAGGTTGCCATCAAATATTGCTCTTTGAGTTTTAGCCAATGCTCCAATGGCGGTAATTCTTAGGCTAGTAATTACTGCGCTAGATCCTGCGCTACGGACTATTTGTCTTAAGTCTGAAACGCGACCGCCAAAAATGGCGACATAAGCGCCAGTAGTATCTTTGACTTCAATGGTTACTGAGGTGTTAATACTAAAATCATAATTAGTGCCATCAGTATTTATTACTTCTAGCGAGCAATAACCTGCTGGAGTAGGTGAGTTAATATCCTGACGGCCAGAGGTAATAGTTAGGTTGCTTAAAGTAACCGAGGTTAATTCGCTGCCATTGACTAGAATCTTCCAATCGGGGGTCCAAAGCGTCATAGGATTTGAGCCGAAGTCCTTAGATCTCCAGCGCCAGTAGTTCCGCGATTAGTTGAGTTATTAAGCGCCAAGATAACTGCTCTAGTAAATCCTTCTTCATCAATAGCGGAAGGGGCATTTACATTGATTACGACATTGCCGCGCTCTTCTCCAGCTCTTACGGCAGCAACATCAAATCCAGAAGGAATTGCATTACCGCTTGGAACTAGCGTTGATGGAGCACTAGGAGTAGAGGCTGATGGAGTGCTTGGAGTAGTTGATGGCTTAGGAGCTGCTGGAACGCTTGGGCTTGGAGCAGTAGCAACCTTTGGGAGCGTTGAGCTGCTAGGAGTGCTGGGGGCTGAGAATGATGGCTTAGAAATAGTAGGCACATTAGGCAGAAGTGGGACTGCATTATAAGCGCGGATAAGAACATTTATTGCATCAATAGCAAAATTAACTGCACTCTTTATGCCATTAACTACTGCGCCAATAACATCTAAAATTCCACCAGCAACTTTGCCAATAAATCCAAGTGCTCCGCCAAGGTTATTGATCAATACCGGAACTACGAAATCTTTAATAAAGTTATAAAGAATAGTTAATGATTCTTTATTTCTAGCAATAGCATCCGTAACTGGCCTAAGTGCTGCATCCTTGAATTCTATAAACTTAGGGATAACTGTGTTAATAAAATAATCTAATAACCTTTGTAGGGTAGGCAATAAAGCAGCTCCTACCGATTCTTTAGCTTCGTCGAAGCCCACTTTGAGTCTTGCAATTTGACCTTCAAAGGTATTGGCTTGAACTGTTGCTGCTCCGCCAAAGGTTTCAGCTAATTGCTTTACTGTGCCTTCTAATCCAAGGGTCTTAATTTCGGCAGCTGATAATCCAATGCCTAGACGGGTTAAAGAGCTGGTATTGCCTTCATAGGCCTTACCTAAGGCATTGGATACGGACTCTACGCTCTTGCCAGTAGCAGCTGAAATATCTAACGCTAGGTTTAATAAATCTTGGGACTTAGTAACTGATCCTGTGGCAGTTGCTAGGCGCTGAAGGGCTGGACGCAATTGGTCATCAGCAACGCCAGTAGCTAAAGAGGTCTTAAGTATCTGCTCCTCAACTGCTGAAATCTGGGCATCAGTAGCGGCAGTAACATTCTTAAGAGCATTGGCTAAACGAAGCTGAGCAGCCTCATCTTCAATAGCTGCCTTAACGCCATCAACGGCTAACTTGACTGCATAGGCCGCTGCTGCTGCCGCTGCTGCTGCAAAGGCTGCTGCTGCGACTTTGCCAAACTTCTCCAACTTACCGCCAAAGCCTTCAACCTCTTTGGAGCCAGTATCCAGCTTCTTTTTTAAATCATCGACATCAGCCAGAATCGAGAGTTTAAGTGTTCTACTGCCAGCCATTATTTATCCCACTCTTTCAATATCTTGGAAAATGCTTCTTGCCATTTCTTAATTAATTCAGGCTGAATCTTACGAAGGGTTGGGTAGATAAAGTAGCCAGCATTGCCGCGACCTTTGCTGGGTGTTCTTCTCGGGAACTGACGCAAGCGATTAGATCCAAATTCATAACCTGCCCAGAGTTCTTGTGTGCTACCGCCACCAGAAAAGCGCTGACTAGCAAATCCGTATGAGAACTCTCCGATTTTGGAACTGGCCGATACTTTGACGCCTGTGGTGATTCGGCGGACTGCTTCTTGGCCAAAGGTTCTGGTAAGTCCATAGGCTTTAATTTCGTTGGCTGCGTAAGTAGCCAGCGCGCTAGATTCTCGTTTAGCTTGGCTAACGGCTTCATCATCCATCGCTTTAAAAGCGGTAATGATTGAGCGGAGCTCGCGTTTGTCGTAACTGATTGGTAACTCATCTGCCACCGCTACGCTCCTTTAAAATATCTATCGCCGTTAAGACTTGATCTATATCAGTCCAGTAAGTCATCGGGATTCCAGTTGCTATTGCAATCTCGACTATTAGTCGGTTGATGCTTCCGGACTCGTAACTTTTGGGCTTTCATCTCCAATCGTCATCTCTTCGACTGTTAGCTCCCAAATCTCTTGAGACTTAACTGGCTTTCCTGCTGCTTCGCGCTTATACGCAAAGTAAGCAAGATCTAAGAAGTCCGCTTGCTGGTAGGCCGATATATCCTTCATTGAATAAATCGACTTGCCTGTCTTGCGTTCCCACTTAGCCCACTCTGGCAAGCCAGCCTGATAAGTTGCTGACTCGCCCGAGCTATATTTAATTGTTATTGAAATTTTCATAGCTCCCGATGCTCCGATCTCTTAGCTGAAGGTCTCTGTAGGTGTTCCAACTACCGTCATCGTCCAAGTATCAGTTAGCGCTGATGGAGCTGCGCCACCTGCTGCTGGGAAGATTGGCAATACATTGAAAGCAAATACTGCGCCAGTTACGGCGGTAAATGAAACTGCAAGTGTGGTGTTAGCTGCTGACTCAGCATCTGCCCACATTGCCTCGAATAGTGAGCTAGCAGCTCCCCAATCCTGTAGCAGTTCAATTGTGAATGTCCATTGCTTATCGACGGACTTATAAGCGCGACCATCGAGGGTTTGATAGGTTTCGATAATTGTGTCGCAGCTTAATACCGCGCTTGTTGCTTGGGCGTCGTAGCTAGCGCTATCGAGTGTAAAGGTTACATCGCGCCCAGTTATTACTGTAGTTGGCATTTGGGTCTCCTATGCGGTTTGCTCGTAGCGGACGCTCAAGCGTATATCTGAAACTAGCAGGGTTGTAGTTCCTACTTC